CTAACTTATGATGGAATCCAAGAATATTAAAACAAGCACAATACAGTACATTGAAAAAGAAGGTACATGGAGTAATGGTGACCACACCTACCAAAAGTACAAGCTGCATTTAAACAATGGTGAAAAACCACAATTTTTAGCTAAGTCTGAAAAAACAATAGATGCACTTAATATAGGAGATGAAGTTAGATATTCATATAAAAAAGCAGAGCAACCTTTTGCTAAAATAGAAAAAGAATTTAATCAACCTAATATTAAACAAATGGCAAACACAAACACAACTAATACTCAAACAGCTACAATGACACAACAAGAATCAATAGCTAGAAGTGTAGCATGGAATAATGTAAGTCAGTTTATCTTTTCAGAGGAGTTTCAAAAATACAATGATCCTGAAGCAACAGATAAAAATGGCAATAAGATAATTCTATCAGAAAGACAGATAAGAATGTTAGATCAAGCTATAGTGGCTGCTGATCTTATTTATAAACAACTATTAACTAAACCTAAATAATTATGAGTAAACCTGATTTTGTAGCAGGAGTATATGTAGAAGATTCTCCTAAAGATTTTGTAGTAGCAAAAATGAGACTACATGTACCTAGATTTGTAGAATTTTTAGAAAATTCATATGTAAAGGACTTTGCAAAGAAAAATAATCAGTACCTTAACATGGATATTTTAAAAAGTAAGAATGGCAAGTTATATATTCCATTTAGTGAATTTATACCTGAGAAAAAAGTTACAACAACAGATCACAATCCTGACAGGGAACTAGATGAAGTTCCATTTTAAATTAAGAAATGATACTAGAGATTAAAGACCAACTTGAAAAGATCCACAAAATAAGAAAAGGTGAAATCAAGGAAGGCTTATCTCTAGGCATCAAATCTTTTGACACATATTTTAGATTTAAAAAAGGTACATTTAATATCTTTTTAGGGCATAGTAATGTAGGCAAAACTCATACTGTGCTTTTTTTTTTATGTTCTTATATGCACTTAAACATGATTTAAGATTCTTAGTGTATGCAGGAGAAAATGAACCATATTCAATAGTAAAGAAATTAATAGAGTATAAAGAGGGGATGCCCATTAACAAAGTTGATGAGGAAAAGTTGAAAGAAGGAAGTCAATGGGTAGACTCTCACTTTAAGTTAATAAGTATAGAAGAACAATATACTTATCAGAACCTATTACAATTAGGTGAGCAGATTAAAAAGGGTTGGGATTATCATGGATATTTTATAGATCCATACAACTCACTAGAAAAAGATAGAGATCTTTATAGGTCTTTAGGTGGTCATGAGTTTGATTACAAAGCAGCATCAGATATGAGGCAATTCTGTCATAAGACAGGAGTAGCATTATGGCTTACAGCTCATGCACAAACAGATGCACTTAGAAAATTACATGGAGCACAACATGAATATTCAGGACATCCTATAGCACCAATGATGAGTGATTGTGAAGGTGGTGGTAAATGGAGTAATAGATGTGATAATTTTATTGTGTTACATAGATATATACAGCACAACTTAGATTGGATGGTTACACATATTCATGTAAGAAAAGTAAAAGATACTGATACTGGAATGATGCCAACAACATTAGATAGTCCAGTAAGAATTAGAAGTTTAATAAACAATGTAGGATTTAGTATAGAAGGAGATAATATGATAGAATTGATAAGTAATGAACATACTGGAGAAAGCATTTCAAAAACATAAGACATGGGTAAACATATGCAAGTCATTTGGACTAGATCATGCAACAGCAGAAGATTTAACACAAGAGATGTATATTAAGTTACACCATGTAACAGAGAAAGGTACAGATATTACTTACAATAAAGATGAGCTTAATTACTATTATATTTTTAAGATACTATACACAATGTTTCTACAGCTTAAAAAGAAAAGAGACAGAGTATTCTTTGTTGATGAAGAAATACTACATAGCCTTGAAGGAGATGAACAGATACATTTTCAACAAATAGAAAAGAAGTTTAATAATGAGTTTGCAAAATTACATTGGTATGATCAGAAGGTTTTTGAGATTATTGCATCAGGAACTAAAATATCAGAGCTTAGTAGAAAGACAACTATTACATACATTAGTCTGTATAATACTTATAGAAATGTTAAGAAACTCTTAAAGAAAAAGTTAGGATTATGAGACTACTAAAAGGAATTAAAAGATATTTTTTAAATGGATACAGAATGGCAGCAGGTAAGAAAAGAAAAAAACCTATGAAGTTAGGAGACCTTACAGAAAAAGTTATAAGAATAATAACACTAGGACAAGGTAAAAGAATAGCCAAGTTTGTAGCTAAACTATTTGGTTACAAAGATTGTGGTTGTGATAAAAGACAAGAGAAGTTAA